TACGATCGCTGGCGGATCGAAGACCTGAACAAGGTGCTCGCCGACGAGGGCATTGATCTGCCAATGGTCCCGTTCGGGCAGGGATTTCAATCCATGGGGCCGGCCGTCGATGCACTTGAGGTTGCGATCATCGACCGACGGCTGAAGCATGGCGGCAATCCGATCCTCACCTGGTGCATCGCGAATTGTGTGATCGAAACCGATCCGACCGGCGCGCGCAAGATCAGCAAAAGCCGCTCTGTCGAGCGCGTGGACGGTGCCGTGGCGCTCGCTATGGCGACCGGCCTGCACTCGCGAACGCCACAGATGGAACTCGATTTCGACCGACCGATGGTGCTCAGCGCTTAGCTTAGTTGATTGTCGGCTTGTCACGCAGCTCGCGCTCAGCGTTCAAAGCGGCAGCGCGGGCTGCTTCGTGCTTCTCATGGAGCTGCAGCCACCTTGCCCGGCCGTCGCTTGTCGCGTCGCCGCTAAGCCGATTGACCTTGAATGCCAAGTATTCGTCAGTTTCTTGTTTTGTGAGACCACGGAGCACCCGCTGGCCGGTGCTGTCCGTGGTGTAAGAGCGAAGGAAATCGGTGAAGTCGTTCGCCTCCATTATCGCCTTCTTGATTTTGTCAGCGTCGTTGGTCACGCGCGCTCTCCGATGAACTTGACCTGATGGTTCGGTAGGCGCAATCTAGTAGCGCTCCGACCCGCCGCACCAGCGACGGGCCGGAGCTTGCCACAACGCACCGGATCAGGGCGCGTCATGACCAAACTCATTATATCAAAAAAACTGAGCGGCACGCCGCATGATCCGGGTGCGTATCCCCTACCACACACACCCGGAGGTCAGCGCGATGCCGAGCCGTCATGACACAAAGAACGAGCAGGAGGACGCGTTTTCGAAACTGTCGTTTTATCGTCACGCGGTCTAAGGCGTAGGTGCGAGCCGGAAAGGAGCCCCGTCTGTTCTGGAGCGTAAAACCTACTGGAGATTATGGGTTAGATTGTCGGATCGGGAAGCAATTCGCCCTTGAATATCTGAAGGCAGTCGCCGAGCGAGATGGCAATTGTGAATATCATTGCCTTCCGACCATCGTTGCCGCCATGCCGCCTGCGTTGAGCGGCATCGAGATTGGCTTCATCGATATGATCGCCTGGGCCGCCATCCACGGCCTCCCCCGAGCGCAAGACATCTCTGATTATTGGGAGCGAGAAGCGGCGCGAGGTGGCCGCGTCCGGCGAGTTCGCCGCCACTGAATTCCCTTTAGGGGAACGACCCAGCTGTGGGCCTTGGCCCTCGCGCCACCCATCCGGCGCGGGGGGTGCTTTAGTTGTGAGTAAAACCCACAACTCGCTTGACGCGCTGCCCGCCTTCCCCACAATTCTGAGTCAGACACCGAATTGTAGGCAACGCCGCAAATGGGCAAGCTCCCGACCCTGGTGCGCGCTCTCGCCGAGTGTGACGAGCGCGACCGCGCGACACTGGACCACATCGCTCGCGTCATCCGCGAGGCTGGCTGGATACCGACGACGAAGCGGGGCTCGGGCGCCTCGGACATGACCTTCCGCGAGGCCGCCAATCTCCTGATCGCGGCCAGCGTGGCTGAGGCCGAGCCGAGGCTGGCGGCGAACGCTGTCCATCAGTACCGGACGCTGATCGCCCAAGACATTTCGCCGCTCAATTACACACAGGAAACCCGTGGCGGCAAAACGGTCGTCACAGGCAAGCGAAGTCCGCGCGACGGGGTATTTGCGGCGATCACCGAGGCGGAGACGCTGGGCGAGGCCTTGGAGGCTCTGATCGAGGGTGCGCCCGAGCTGCTCATCTCACTGCTGCACTACGTCGAGGACGCGTACAGCGGCAAGACCGACGAACAACTCGATTGGGTTAGGCGAGGACTTTTGCGCGGTGATCATGCCCGCGTCGAGGTGACCTTCCATCGGCCGACGCCGTACGCCACGATCCGGATAATGACGCTTCCCGGTGGACGCGAGGATGTCCAGTTCGCCTGGCGGTACCAGGTCGATGCGCACCTTCTCGCGAAAGGGCATTACGTCGATCGCCGAAGCGACGCCCACAGTACGCGCACAGTCGGCCTGAGAACCCTACTTGAGCTGCACGCCGCCATCGCTATCGGCGGTGACGCCTCCCGCACCAGGCACAAGCGAGCAAGGCGATGAGCTCCTGGCCCTGCACGTCCTGCGGCCGCCGCGAGCCGGCCAACAGCGAAAAGCGCGATGCCGGTGGGGCCCGGGTCATACGGTTCAATCGCGCGCGCTCGCACTTTTCCGCCCGCCGCGAGGCGCGCATTCCCCGTGCGGTTCAGCACCGCCTGATGGAGCCTTACATTCGCCCGCGTCGCGACGACGCCGGCAATCCCCGAGAAGGAGGGGCACATGCCCAAACTTGCTGATTTGCTCGAGCGTCGCACGGCGATCGAGACCGAGATGCGCACGCTCTACGACGCCGCCGAGCAGGCCGGTCAGGATATGACCGGTGACGCGCTGGAGAGCTGGACCAGGCTCAAGGCCGAGCTCGACGACATCGTGGCCAGGGAGGGACGCGCTCGCACGCGCGACGCGCTCGACCGCCAGACGCCGGGCCGCGCCGTCACCAAGCGCGACGATGACGGCTCGGCCTGGGCGCTCACGAGCGAGCAGCGGATGGCGGATTACGTGCGGGCCACCACCGGCCAGAGTGCCGAGGGTCTGTCCCTTGGGCGCACTGTACGCGGCGTAATCACCGGCGACTGGCGTGGCGCCGAGGCCGAGCGCCGCGTGATGGGCTCCGGGGTCAGCACCGCCGGTGGCTACTTCATTCCCGATCCCGTCTCCGCAAACGTGATCGACCTGGCGCGCAACGTCTCGGTCCTGGTCGCCGCCGGCGCGCTGACGATCCCAATGACGACGAACAATATGACCATGGTGCGGGTGATCAGCGACCCGACCGCGACCTGGCGGGCCGAGGGGCAGACCATCAGCGAGAGCGACGCTACGTTCGGCGCCATACTTCTCTCCCCGAACAGCGTCGCGGCGCTCGTGCGCGTCAACGCCGAGCTGATGGCCGACGCGGAAAACTTTGCCGCGCAGCTCGACGCGCAGCTTGCCGCCGCGCTCGCCCTCAAGCTCGATCACGCCGGCCTCTACGGCATCGGTGCCAGCGCGGAGCCTCTCGGCCTTCGCCATGTCAGCGACGTGAACGAAATATCGATGGGGACGAACGGCGCCGTTCCCAGCGACTACGACGACTTCCTCGATCTGATCCGCGACGTCGAGCTCGACAACGGCACGCCAGACGTTCTGATCTGGTCGCCGAGGACCAAGAACACGATGGCGCAGATCGTGACCGGGATCACCAGCGACAAGACGAAGCTCGCCCCGCCCGCCGACTTCGCGGCTCTCCGCAAGCTGGTGAGCATCAGGTCAGCATCACCGAAACGCAGGGCTCGAGCAACGCCGCGAGCACCGCGTTTCTCGGCGGCTTCTCGAACATGGCGATTGCGGTGCGCCAGCAGATCACCATCGAGGCCTCGACCGTGGCCGGCGCCGCCTTCGCCGCCAACCAGGTGATGGTGCGGGCAATCATGCGCGCCGACATTGCCATCCTGCGCCCGTCGCAATTTGGCCGCCTGACCGGCATCACCGCGTCATGACCACAACCCCGGAGCGGCGCGCGTTCGCAGGCGAGCTGCGCGCCGCCGGGCGCCGGCTCGAGGGCTACGCCGCCGTGTTCGACCAGCGCATCACCATCGGCGATTTTACCGAGGCGGTGGCGCCGGGCGCCTTCGCCGACACGCTGCGCAGCGGCCGCGACGTGCTCGGCCTGGTCGATCACGACCCCGAGCGGCTTCTCGCTCGGACCCGCAATGCGACGCTGCGGCTCGCCGAGGATGTCCACGGTCTCGCCTTCTCGATCGACGTGCCCGACACGCAGCTCGGCCGCGATATCCTGGCAATGGCCGAGCGTGGCGATCTCGGCGGCGCGTCGTTCTCGTTCACAGTGCCCGAGGGCGGCGACACTTGGGAGGGTGCGGATCGCACGCTGGTCCGCGTCGAGCTGTTCGACGTGGGGCCGGTGATCGCGTTTCCGGCCTATCCGCAGACGACCGT